GCCTCATCAACTTCTTTGTATGCCTCGTCTAATTCATTAAGGGCTTGTTCTAACTTATCAACACTATCTGTTTTTTCAGTAGTTATTCGTTCTTTAAATTCGTGTGGGATTCCTTGTTTACAGGTTGGGCAGTCTTCGTTGTCGTGGTAGAACTCAAGCTCGGATCTGGATTCTCTGATTCTTCGCTCAATTCCTTTTCTGTACTCAACAAGCTTTTTCCGTTTAGTCTCGACATCCCCCATTGAATCCTTCTTCTCGATTGTTTTTGTCGCAAGGTTTTCATTCTCTTTAATCGTCTGTTCGAGCTCATTTATCTCCTCCTTAATCTTTTCGATTTTGTTAGCTTTGTCTGCCTCGAGAGTTTCAATATACTTTTTCTGCATTGTTGCCCGCTCTTTAGCTAAGTCAACTTCATTCTGCAATACTCGTATTTTATCCTTAAGTGCGTTTACTTTGTCCTTCAACACCTTGTTCATTGTAGTGAAGATTTGAATGTCTAGTATGTCCTCAATAATTTCTCTACGGGCACCTAAGTGCAACTGCATAAAGGGTGTAAAAGAGGCACTGCCCAAGACACTAATTTGTGTGAAAGATTTGTAATTAAGTTTAAGGACATTTTCTTCTAAATGTTTTTGATAGTCTCTAACATTAGCATCCTGATTAATTACTTCGCCATCTAGTTCTATTTGGAATACATTAGGAGAAGCGCCTCGCCTTACCAAGTAATGTTTTTTACCAATGTCAAACTCAACTTCTACTAACAACTTCTTGCCATTAATAGAGTTAATTAATTGTGGTTTGGATATGTTTCTAAATGGCTTGTTGAACAAAGCATATGTCAATGCGTCTAATATAGTAGACTTACCACTTCCGTTTTCACCTAACACCAATGTGCTAGGACTTCTATCTAAGGATACTTCTGTAAAAGCATTGCCCGTCGATAGAAAGTTTTTCCATCTTATAGTTCTAAAGTAAATCAACCTAAATCCTGTGCTTCAACGTATAGTGATTGTAATAAGTTTTTCAACACTTCTTTATCTAATTCGGTTTGTACGCCGTCTACATATTCTTTTAGAAGTGTCATAGTATCATCTAAGTCAACCTCTTCGCCTATTGCCTCGTCTTCAAACTCAGATAAGTCTTCTAGTATTTTTAATTCTGTTAAGTCTTGTTGATAAAGAGCATCTACAAAACCGTCAAACTTTACATAATCTGTTTTCTTAGAAACAATTAACTTGACACAACCATTCCTAATAGAACTAAAGTCAAAATTATCAGCGATGCAACTATCACCTGTGTCGTCGTAATAGAGTTTATGAAACATTTTAAACGGGTTGTTAATGTATTCCAACTGTTGAGTACCGCTGTCGAATATTGCGAATCCTCTAGGGTCGTCATAGTCGCTCCATGTAATTTCGTAAGGGTTTCCCATATATGTGATATTGCCCCTAGAATGCCTGTGATGAAAATGACCGCTAACCACGAGATCAAAATCACGAAAGCCAGAAGGATCCATGCCATGAGGGTTAGCCATGCCTCGATACATATCATAGCCTGAGAATTCAAAATGCCCGAAACAAACTTTTGCGTCCGTTTCTTTGACTCGTTCCATAGTGCTGTTATAGTTCTCAGCGCAGAGCCAAGGTAAGAAGAGAATTTTTGTACCATCTAAATCTATCTCCGTAGGTTCTTCACAAACAATCACGTTTTCATATTCAGACAACAACAACTCAGGAGAGTTAACATTGTTTGTGTTTTTATAATATGTATCATGGTTGCCGGGTATCATTTGTATATCAATACCCAACTCCCGAGCCTTGTCAAAAAAGTATTCTTTGCAAGACTTAAGCGTATTATAGTTTATATATTTACGCCTATCGAATGTATCTCCTAAGTCAAAGATGGTTTTAATGCCATGCTCTTCTAGATAAGGAAAGAAACATTCCGTATAAAATTTTCTAAAGAAGTTATCAAACTGCTGAGAATCACTTCTAGCACCAAAGTGTAAGTCTGTAATAAGGGCTACTTTCAAGGGTCTACCGCTCGTAGATCGCTGAGTTGGCTCCATGTTCACTTACTTCACAACTAACAGCAAAGCATCTACCATCTGTCATTTCTCTTACCAAAGCGTCTGCCTTATGGAATGCGTGTTCCGCAAATTTTTCACAACCAACGCCTGGCATAACAACAACCTTAGCAAGGCCTTTTGTTTCCAGTTCTAGTAAGTCTTTCATAAAAGGATCATCTCTATCCACAACCAGTGTGTGGTCAAAGCTAGACTTTAGCCATTCTTTTAGAATTTTTAACCCACCAAAGTCTACCACCCAGTTTTTATCATCGAGAACTTCTGTTCCGAATTTAAAACTGAAAGCTAAAGAGTATCCATGTAGTAAACTGCAATGGCTATGTGTAGCATTTGGTTGTCGGAAAACACAAGATAGTCCTTCGTTGTGTCCATATGTTTTAGTAGAATAGTTCATAATTTATTAACCTCTCATGTTATTATATATGTTAGTACCTGAGAAGAAATCTGTATTGAGGTACTCTAGATTGTTTTTAATGTGTGGTAAGAATTTATTAAAGCCAGTCATGTAATTTTCAATCCTAGAAATTAGTTCTGACTTGTGCAAGATATAACCCTTCATACTAGATGTCCATTGACTAGGATACCTAAATACATCATCATACATTTCAGTATAACTCAACCTATCAGGTACCATAGGAATGCCACCGTTAGCTAATATCTCATAGCAACTAATACCTAAAGTTTCTTGCAAGTTAGCACTAAAGACTATCTTAGCCTGTGCTAACAACTTGTAATATTCTGCCTTTGTTAGTTCTTGTTCCTGACAAACTACCCACTCGTATTGTGGCATAGATTTTGCCAAGTCTTTAAAGATGTCTAATTGTTTTTCTGGTGCAAGTCTGTGAGGGAATAGTATTAAGTCTTTTTTCTCCTCAAGTTGCTTTGGCTCAGAGAAGATATACTCCATAGGCCAACCTGCTCGTGTAATTTTACCTGAAGGCAAATAATGCATCTTTGCTAATCTAGTTTCTTCTACTAGCAAGTTTTCCATAAACATTTCAATATGAAAGTTTGTAGCAAAGTAATTGTAATCAATTGCGTGAAAGAATGCCTTCTCTGTATGTCTAACCCACTTTGCTTTACCTATAAGTCTACCTAAGAAGTCTTGTGGATCATAACTGCCGGCGTGCCAAAGTGCGTGTATTTTTACTTTGATACCTAACAGTTCTGACATATATTTAAGATTGATAATACCAGGGTGCCATGCATCTGCAAATAAGAAGTGGTCGCCTTCTTTTACTTTGTTGTCTGTAAATAGTTCTGCAACTTTTCTTACTTGTTCTGCTTTGTAAACATTAGTACCTGAGAAGTTTAGAAATGCACCAGGTGTTGTACAGGCTGCAATGTCTTCGGGCCCGTCAATTACAACTACCTCTTGTGCGTGTTCAGCTAACATCATAGGGAAGTGATCCTTCCACTCAGATGTATATCTAGTCTCTACACTTTCTAAATCAATTAAATAAATCATTCTCTAATATACCACCATTTTCATCATCTTCATAAACTTCAACTCTAACACCACGCTTAGGATAATTAACCTCTAGATAGTCTAACAAGTCTTCTGCTAACATCTCACAAGATTTATAATCCAACTGTAGAGTTCCATTCTCAAACAAGCTTTCTAGTTCACGTTTAAATAAAATAAATTCTACGTCTCTGTCGTTATGTTCAACGGACAATGTAACGTAGAAGTGAAAGATGTGTCTGTGAGGATATTGTAAAAACTCTACTCCTTTCAGATTCTTAGCGTCTGGGTATTTGTGAATGCCTTCTTTTTGAAAGCTTACTTTAATGTATCTATTAGCAACTGGCATTAAACCACTCCGGTGTTTGTCTGTTTGTCCACTTAGCAAAGTGCTGTTTGTACATATTATAATAGTTACGATATGCATCTACAACATTGGGCATCTTAGCATCGTCTGGCATTGCTTGTGGCATAGGTGTTAAAGGTCCTTTCGGAATATTAACGGGTTCGAGACATAGTATATACTCTAACTTCTGCTGTGTCAAGTGCAATTTGCCATAACGTAGCGTATACTCTTTACAAAGAGCCTGCCACATAGCAAACAGATAATTATAATTTTCGTTGGAGGTTCTAGTCCATATGCCTGAAGGGTGATTGACGTGGGAAGCTTTGTATACGACATCTTCCATATGTTGATGCGGTAAAGACCAACGCTTGATGCGTCGATTATTTGCTGTTTTATCAACATATAATTCGCCATCAAGTACACGATGTGCTGTAGACATCAACTGTGCATACTCAATAATCATTTTAACCACGTGCTTGTCGCAATGCATCTCAGCAGCGACTTGTGGGTCTTCGTGTAAAGCAAATACGTTCATAGAGTTCTCCTTATTTTTGTAAATTATACACTGACGTTTTATAAAAGTCAAGCATTATTTACCCCATAATGTTAGAGAACAACTCCTCGAATTCACTATTCAGACTGCTCTCTTCTTGGAAGTTTTGCTTGTGATATACACGAGCCATCTTGCGAAGTAGTCTTCGATCAATACCTTCTTCATCATTAATCTTTTTAATAATTTCTCGTACCAACTCTTTCTCAGCATCTGAGCGTGTCATTGAGTTTGAGATTTCAACAATTGCGTTTTTAATTTTTTGTGCGTCCATAATATACTCCTAAAATAAATCTTCAAGTGAAAGTGGTGCCTCGTCCCTGACTGGTGCAGATTTCATTCTACCACCTAAGTAAGGATTGTTAAACCACGAGTTAAAACCGTCTAAGTCTTTTACATCATATAGATTTCTATATTCTCCTTCTAGTTTTAATTTGTGTGCAAACTTTAATAGCTCTTCTGGAGAGTTTAAAATTTTCTCCACGTGCTTAGTAAAATTGTGAATAGACATTAAGATGAACGCTGTGCGTATCTTTATCCAGTTATTAAGGTTAGTGTTACCCTCTAACCATGTTGTGCTGTTTGTGTTCATAATTCGATGGAATTCTTTAACATCTACGCCTAAATCAACCACTTTTTGAACATCTTTGTACATTTCTTGATAGTAGTTACTAAACTGTCGGTTAAACTTAACTGTCTTTCCATTCATATAATACAGTCCAGTTTCAACAGCACGACTGTGAGTTGTACTATCATAAGATATTTTTACATCTTTATACAAGCCATTCTGTAGGAATATAATGTAAGGTAACAAACGTCTAAGGGCACCAACACCTAGAATGTGAATGTGCAATATGCCGTTCTCATTTCTAATAGGAACCTGTGATGCAATAAAGGCACGTTGAATATCTTCTAAGTTGCCTGTACCTAATGCCGCGGCACCCATTGCGATACCACCGAGCTTATTATGTTTTTCGGTTGGGATCTCTTCTAGGATATATTTTGCCCAATCCATATATGTTTCGTAGCAATTGCCTTGTAGAATAACAAAAGGTTTACAGTTGCTATTATGTTGATCAAAGACTTCAAATTGTCTTTTAATATTTCTGCCTGTAATCCTAGCGCAGTTCTCGTGTCCATCTCTGTCAAAGAACCTACCCTTAACATCATTACGATCTGAGCGATCGCCTACAAGCGTAACGGGTATCTCATCAAAGCACATACCAACATCAGCATACTTTGCCTGATTCTCGTAGACTTTATCTTTTAGTTCTTCGGTAATTGTTTTACCTTGTGTAACAACCTGAAGACCGCCTGAGTCTGCATGGATAGAGTGAACATTGGGTGCATAAACTTTGAACCTGTCGCCAAAGCTAGACTCTGTGTGTGCATTGTAAAGCATTGAAAACTCGTGGGAGTTTACATTGTTCACAGTTTTGTTTAGCAAGTCGTTTACAATTGCCGAGTTTATTTCATCGCCTGCAATCTTAGGATTGCTTAGTCTCATGTATGAGGTGCCGGATACGACATATTCTAGTTTATGGTTCATGATTTTAGTATTTCTAATATGAGTTTCGCCTCTGCTTGGGCGTCATGTAGAGCATTGTGATTAACACCTGTTTTTTCTAAACGCTTACCTAATACATTAGCAAGTGTTCTTAAACAGTAGATATCCCAAAACTTCCATGGAAATTTATCTATTGCTGGTCTGCTTTCATTCCAGCCAGTAGCATTAAAGGCGTTCTCTAAAAGTACAACATCAAAGTTCGCACCGAAGCCCCAGATAGGAATGGATTTGTCGCCATAAAATAATGCGAACTTATCAAGTGCCTCGTCTAAAGGAACAGGATCTACTTGCCAAGCCTTACGTGCTTCTGGAGATTGTTCTTTCCACCAATTAATTGTATGTGGATCAATATCTAGACCATAACTTTTACAAGAGCTAGGATCAATGTTGATAAAGAATGTATCCAAGATACCTTCGTTGATTGAAAAAGCAACAGCGCCAATTGAAACAATGCACCCGTTTGATTTGGTGCTTAGTGTTTCTAAGTCAACGACAATTTGTCTTTTAGAGGGATCCATTACCCAACTCCTGTAATTGTATGTTGTGCATAAATTCGTTTTTAAGTGCTGAGTCTGTTCTCAACAAACCTTTTAGCACAGTGGTTTGTGTACTACTGTTAGAAGATCTAATGCCACGGTTTTCGCAACAACCATGTCTCGCTCTAATGTAAACACCGACTGCTTTAGATTTAGTCAATTGCTCAATTTTCTTGGCAATCATTTCTGTTAGTTCTTCTTGTAAGTGTCCACGTGCTGACAAGTGCTGTGCAATTCTAGTGTATTTGCTTAAACCGATAACTTCTTCGCCTGGCATACAAGCAATATAACATACACCTTGAACTGGTTGATGATGGTGTGAACACATGGATTTAATATCACTTCTAATAACAATCAACTGTTCATAGGCATCATCATTTGGAAAGGCAGTAACTTTAGGCTCTGGTTCGTAGCGACCACCCATGATTTCGTTGTAATACATCTTAGCTAGGCGCCTAGGTGTATCTTTACTGTTGGGGTCATTCTCTCTATCAATAAGTAGAGAGTCAATAACTGCCTCAAATTTTTGTGTTAATTCATCAATTAAGTCTTGATGTTCTTGTTCTGAGATATGCTGAGCGATGTTATCACTAGCAAAATAACGAACATTGTTCGTCTTTAGTCTCTCTATAATTGTTTTACTTACGCTCATTTTTTCTCCCATGGAAATTGTATCCAATTTTCTATATTATACACATTACATCCTACAATGTCAAGTGCTATTTCTTCTTTTTTGTTAAGTAGAGTACCAAATAATGCTTTAGAGTTGGTACAGTGATTGTTGACAATATCCATAATACCCATATAGGTGGTACCTGAATCTATTAAATCGTCAACAATAAGAGTGTTAGAATGACTTCTAAAAGTTTGTATTAGTTTCATTTCATCCTTACGTTTGCCGTCCCGTGTCTGCCACTCTAGTGGGACAAAGGGCACACCCAATCTTTGAGATATTATCACGCCTGGAATTAATCCTCCTCGTGCAACACCACAAACTTGTTCAATAGTGTAATC